AAAAAGTGAGAATTGTACTCACTTTTTTTATTTACTTTATATTTTTCCAAGATTTCCAAACATTTATAAAAGAAAAAAGTTATAACAATGTAGAGAATAAAATGGAGGTGTCTTTATGAAGTTAGAGCTGGTGCAAGCAAAAAGAATGTATGCAGATAATAAAAGTATTGATGAAATAGCTAGTGCTCTAAATAAATCACAAGGGACTATCTACCGTTGGATAAAGGAGAATAAAGAAGAATTTGAAGAGGCTAGAAAACTAAAAGAATTATCTGTTGATGATATGGGAGAAATTTTAGATGAAGCACATAAAAAAATGCTTTTAAATATTATTGAAAGCCCTGAAACATTAGTTGACCCAAAAGTTGCTGACTCGTTGATTAAAATAGCGAATGTTTTGGAAAAAATGGATAAAAGAAGAGAAAAAGAAAAGAAAGCTAATAAAAAAGAAGAAGATGGAGGAGTTGTATTTATAGATGACATCAAAGATGAAAAAGATAAGTGACATATTCCTACCACAATTCTATAAGTTATACAGAGCCTGGCAACAAGGGAACTATACAAGATATGTCTGTAAAGGTGGAAGAGGTTCAGCTAAATCAACACATATCGCTGAAATTTTAGTTCTTTCAATAATGAGAGATCCTGTTAATATAGTCGTATTCAGAAAAGTTGGAGAAAACTTAAAAAATAGTGTATATGAACAAATAAAATGGGCTATTAATGAATTGGAGGTCAGTGATTTATTTACCTTTAAAGTTTCACCAATGGAAATAATTTACAATGGTAGAGGTAATAAATTTATGTTTTTTGGAGTGGATGATCCTCAAAAAAGAAAATCTTTTAAAACCGCTGATTTTCCAACAGCTTATTATTGGTTTGAAGAAGTTGCTGATTTTAAAACAGAATCAGAAGTAGATATAGTTATTAAATCTATTTTAAGAGGAGAGTTACCATCAGGGTTAAAATACAAAGGCTTCTTCTCATATAATCCACCTGAACTTCGTCATCACTGGTTAAATAAAAAATATGATGTTATAGATAATAATTCAACTGCTTATATACATCATTCTTATTATTATGATAATCCATATTTATCAAAAGAGTTTTTAATTGAAGCTGAAGAAATGAAAAAAAATGATCCTGTTAGATTTGAAAATGTTTATTTAGGAAAAGCAGTAGGAAGTGGAATAGTACCATTTCCAAAGTTAAAAATTGAAAAAATTTCTGATTCTTTCATTAAAACATTAGATACATTTAGAAATGGTATTGACTGGGGATATGCAACAGATCCTGTCGCTTTTGTTAGATGGGGTTATGATAGGACAAGGCAAAGAATTTATGCAATAAGTGAATATTATGGAGTTCAAATATCAAATAAAAAATTAGCAACAGCTATTAAAAAAATGATTCCAAGAAATGAAATAGTAACTTGTGATAGTGCTGAGCCAAAATCAGTTGCTGAATTAAGAAGCTATGGCATAAGAGCCTACAGTGCTAAGAAGGGAAAAGGTAGTGTAGAAAGTGGTGAGAAGTGGTTAGCTGAAAATGAAATATATATAGATCCAGCTAGGACGCCAAATATTGCAAGAGAATTTCAAGTAGCTGATTATGACATTGATAGATACAGGGAAACAATACCAAGACTTGTTGATAAAGATAATCACACAATAGATGCTACTCGTTATGCTTTTGAAAGTGATTTGAAAAAGAGAAGAAATTCACAAGATAAAAAATTGATACGACCAAGAGGAATTTAATATAAAAAATATCGTTCAATAGGCTTTCAAAAAACATTTTAAATAAATTTAGGTATAAATTATTGAATGAAAGTTGAAAGGCTTTTAAATGGATTTTAAAGGGGTAAAAATGGGAGCAATGTATGAAGGCTATAAAAAGCTAAAAAGCAGTGAAATATATAAGAACTTTGAAAGAAATAAAAAGCTGTTTGATGGTAAGTCTTCAGAAGTTTTTTATAACTCAGTTCTTAGCAGAGTAAAACTTGAATATATGGGAGTAATTGATAGCAATAACAAATATTATGAGTTTGTAAGAGAAGGAAACACTATTGTAAGAAGAGAAAAGTCATTTAAAGATCTTATTGTTGGTAATAATATACTAGGCTCAATTACTAAGTTATATGCTGAACTTGCTTCTAATAGTGAACCAACTATAAATTTAGAAGAAGAGAAAAAGAATATATTAGAAAAAATTGATTTACAAGATAAGACATCAGAAGCAGTAGCAATTCAAAGCTATGGAGGAAAACTTTTATTAAAAGGCTTTATAGTTGATAATAGTCTATATTTAGATATAATTGCACCTCATCAATATTTTGTAGTTCCTAGTATTTTAAGTGAGGAAATTATAGAAAAATATGTAATTTTTACTGAAGAAAAAAGAACTTTAAAAGCTGAAATATATAGTGAGGGCTGTACGGAATATAGAATGTACAAAATAGAAGGGCAAAAATTTGAAGAGGTAGATTATGGAAATGACTTATCTCAATATGGGGCAACAAAAGATGGTAAAGGTTGGAAAAAAGTATATAAAGGTTGGCAAGTTGTAGAAGTACATAACCTTTTTAAAAGAAGTGATTATGTTGAAGATTTGATTATTTTAAATAGAGAACTTGTGGTTGGAGATACTTTAACAAGTCAGGCATTTGATAAAGTTGCAAATCCTTTACTTCAAGTTCCAGAAGGAGCTTTGGAATATGATGAAGAAGGAAATTTAACTGTAAAAATAAATGATAGGGTCATAATAGTAGATCCTGAGGACAAGGATCTAAAACAAGTTGAATTAAAAACCAAAACTGAAGAATGGAAGACGCATAGAACTGGAATTGTTGAGCAAATATATATAGCAACAGGAACAAATGAACAGGCATTTGGGCTTAATAAAAATGGGACACCTGCCTCAGGAGAAGCAAAAAGAAGAGATTTAGAAAGAATTATATCAACAGTCATAACAAAGAGAGATAGAGTATTTTCAGGCTTTGAAAAAATAATTAAATGGGGATATTCAATAATTCATAATGGTGAATTAGATATCACGATAAGTGGTAAGGATATTCTAAGTCTTGGAGTTGGAGAAAAAATAATAATAGCAGCTCAAGGAATAACATCAGGAATTTTAAGTGTAGAAAGTGCAATTAGATATGTAAATATTGGTAATGTTGATATTGATGAAGAAATGAGAAGATTAAAAAGTGATTTAGCATATAAAACTAAATTAATAGAAGCATTACAAACATTGTCACAGTTGGATACAGAAGAAAGAGTTGCAGGTCTCATAAAAAAACAAGCTGATGAATTGATGGAGGAGTTAGGTTTAAATGAATAAGAAAAAAAGCCTTTTTCCACATAGTGCTGAAAATACTTTACGAAGAGTGTTCAATCTAAATTCAAAGATAATTTTAAAAAAAATGAAAAAATCAACAATGGAAGATTTTTCAGATGTTGATTTTGATAATAAAGAAAAAAAGAAAATTATTGAAGATTTAAAGAATGTTGCTATTGCCACAAACAAAGAGGTTTTTAAGAGTTGGAGAACTTTAACTGATGAAGAGTTAAAACAAACTGATTTAAAAGGTGCAAAATATTGGATTAGGGAGAACTATCTAAGGGTACAGAATATAAAAGAAACTTTTAAGGAGCAGTTAGGTAAAACAAGAGAAAAAGAAATACAAAATTTATTAAAAACTTTTGATAGCACCATTAATTTTAGGTTTGAAAAATTAAAAAATGGAAGCATTTCAAATACTGATATTAATAAACTTATAAGTCAATTGAATGCTAATTATGCACCAAACAAAGAAATGAAAGCATTAATTGATCAGTTACAAAGCAAAAAAACTTTAGGAGCCAGTGATATTGATAAACTTCAAAAATGGGCTAATAGAAGAAATGAACTATGGGCAAGAAATGAAGCTGGTAACTTATATGCTAATCAACTTCAAGATTTATGGCTTGAAAATGGTATAGAAAAATACATTTGGAGAACTATGGAAGATAATTATGTAAGGATGGAACATGTTGAAAAAGATGGAAAAATTTTTGGAATAGATGAGGATATTTTACCAGGTCAAGAGTTTGGGTGTAGATGTTGGGCAGAACCAGTAAAACAAGGAGGAAATAAGGAATGATAGAAAATGAACAAGAAGTAATTGAGTATTTAAAGAAAGAGGAAAATAAGGATTTTTTAAGCAAGAATGGTTTTAGTAAAGTTGAAACTAAGATTGAAACTAAAGAAGTAAAAGTTCCACTTACTGAAGATGAAGTAAAAGCTTTTGTAGAAGGAAACAAAGAACTAAAATCCAAATTATCTGAAGAAATGGTAAAAGGCTATTTAAAAGAAAAATTAGGTGTAGATGTTAATGATGATACTTTAAAACAAGGTTTAGTTTTAGGTAGAACAGTAGAAAATATCAAAAAATTAGCAGTAGGGAAAATTTTATCTGGAGTTAAGTATGGAGATTTATTAATGTCAAAAATAGACTTTTCAAAAATTAACTTTAAAGATGATAAAATTGAAGGTTTAGATGAACAACTTACAAAACTTCAAGAAACATATAAAGATCTATTTAATCCAGGAACAGCAGGAGGACAAACAACTCCACCAGGATTACCAAAGACAGCTCCTACAACAGAGCTTGAAAAAATAAATCAAGAAATTGAAGAATTAAGTAAGAAACCTTCACAACAAAACAGAGCAAAAATAATGGTTTTAATAAGCAAAAAAGAAGAATTAGAAAAAAAATAGGAGGAACAAACAATGCCAGATATTATAACAATTGAAAGAATCGTAGGAAAAAAGGAAGATTTAACACCAGCTTTAGCTTATACAAATGCTAATAAAGCACCTTTATATATTAATTTGGTGAACTTAGGAAACATTAATCCAACAACACAAGCTAAAACTTCTTGGGTTGACTACTCATCAGAAGGGACACAAACAGCTATAAAAACAAAAGTAACGGCAGCTACAGCAACATCGTTTATTGTTGAAGATGCCTCAATATTTACTGCTGGATGCTTAGCAGCAATAGGAGATGAGGTTGTACAAGTTACATCAATATCAGGAGATACTTTAACAGTAACAAGAGCACAGCTTGGAACAACAGCAGGAGCAACTTATGAAATTGGAGAGGAAGTATTCTTTATAAATGATAATTTGGTAGAAGGTGCAGATTTGCAAGGTGCTAATTATAAAGCAGGTGTAAACTATGACAATAATACACAAATTATAAGAGAAGAAATTTCTTTATCAGGAACTGCAACAGCAATAACTCTACCTTCAGGTGGTGGAACAGATGCTTATACATTTGAACAAATAAGAAAAATGGATAAGGTAGTTGGAAAAATAGAAAAAGCAATAATTTCAGGAAAGAAATTTGAAAATGGTCAAAAAAGAGGAATGGACGGAGTTAGAAGTTTCTTAGCAAAAGGGCAAGTAGTTGATGCTTCAAACAACGAAATTTCATTAGAAATCATAGGGAATGCCTTAAAGAAAATTTTTAATGCTGGAGGAGATCTATCAGGTGGAAACTATGCTTTATATGTTCCAGGAGTGCAAAAGATGAAAATTTCAAAATTACTAAAAGATTATATTAATTCAAATCCTGAAAATACTACATTAGGGGCTGTTGCAACTCATGTGGCTACTGACTTTGGAACATTACCAATAATAATCTCAAACAACCTTCGTTCAACTGAAATCTTAATTTTAAATCATGATGATATAACATTAAGACCATTACAAGGTAGAGATTTATTTCATGAGTATATGGGGAAAAGAGGAGACTCTACACAGGGTTTAATACTTTCTGAATTAACTATTGAAGTTAGAAATATCCATACAATGGGAATGATAACAGGGTTAAAAAAATAATAAAAGGACAATGTCCCTGACAATGAGGTCAGGGATATTCCCAAAAGGGAGGAATAATGAAATTAAAACATAAAACATTTGATAAAGTGTCAGTATATTGCAATGGAGAAGTGTATAACTTTGTTAATGGAGAAATTGAAGTAGATGAAGCAATAGCAAAAGAATTATTAAAAAATCCAGCTATTGAAGAAATAAAAGAAGTGCAAGAAGAAAAAACTAGAAATATTGAAGAACAAAATCAAGAAAATGTTGAAGAACATAATGAAAAGAAAAAAGGAAGTAAAAAATGATAGGCTATGTTGAACTTGAAGAAGCTAAAAAGTTTTTAGAAGTTAGATATTCAAATATTAATGAAGAAAATCTAAAAAGAGCTTTGTATCAAGCATTTGACAAAATTGAAAATATTGGTGCTAGGGAAGGATATAAGACAGAAAAGAATTTTCCAAGAAAAAAGGATAAACCAAGAGTTTTAGAGCTTATAAAAAGAGCACAAATATTAGAAGCCTATGCAATTATGTCAGGTGGGAATGAGGATATAAAGAGGCTTGGGAAAGGGATAACAAGTAAGTCTGTAAGTGACATGTCTGTTAGCTATGATAGAAGTCAAAAAATTGGAGATATAACATTTGCTTCTATAGAGGCTGCAAGAATAATGAAAAGATTTTCAAGGAGAAGTTTTTAATGCAAGATACAGATAATGGTTATAAGAAAATTCAAGATGAATTAGAAAAGTTGGATAAATTAAAACTAATTATTTATATAGATGATGAA